CGCCAGTATCAATATCAATATATTTGTTTGATCCTTCTCGTACAATGAACGCATCAGATCCTGAAATAATTTTATTATCTAGTCTGGTATTATCATTACCAATTGTTATTTTTTGTTGTGCATTATTTGTATCAACCTCAACATAATTTTGAGATCCTTCTTTAATAGCAAAAGCAGTTGGTGTGTTATCTTCAATAACAATATTGACTGTTGCTAACGAATTACCAAGAGTTAACAGTTCTGCATTATTTGTAGTATCAATATCAATATACTTATTTGAACCTTCTTTTACTACAAAGGCACCTGCAGTATTATCTTGAATGCTAGAGTTTACTGCGGTTGCATATGAAATATTTCCAGTTAAATAAACATTGCCGGAAACATCTACATTAAATTTATCTGAACCGCCAACAGATAAGTTAAGAAGTCTTGAGCTTGCTGCCGATGCAGTATTGATTACGTCAAGATCAATACCGTAGAAAGTTGAACCGCCATTGTTCCAGGTGGATGAGATATTAAGTAAAGTATCTGAAGCACTTAGAGTTGGGGATGTAATATCAACCGCGCCAGAAAAACTATCAACGATGAATCTATCGACAGATCCGTCATTAATTTTGAATAAATTATCACCAAGTGTACTAGAACCAGAAATTACCACATCTCCAGTTCCATTTGTGTCAATGGTCAAATTACCATTTGAATTTGTGGTGGAAATTGTATTGCCATCTAGGGTGATGTTATCAACATTCCATTCATTAACCTTTTTAGATGAGTCTACAATTGCTGCAGAGTTTGAAACAATTGTTCCATGTCCATGATCTAGAAGATCTGTAAAATACTTGCCACCTATGATATCAATATTTGCTGAGACACCAGCAGTTTCAGGTCCTCTACCCACAAACAGTTTACCAAAAGAGGTAACGTTTGCACCTTGAGCATCTGTATAAGTACTAGTGCCTTCCCCGTAAGCAAGCTCACCCTGACCCAATCCAGCCGGGGTTGCTGTTGGGTTGGTACTGGATCTTTTAATCTTTAAGATTGATGCCATGTCTTTTTACCTGTGTGATTAGAAATTACCGCAATTAATTTGTAAACCAGATTTTTCTAAAATATTTTGTGCTATCCAAGATCCACTTGCAGCATCATATTGAAGCAGAGCTCCATCTGATGCACCTGTCATATTTACGTCAGTCAATCCTGAAAGCCTACCGCCGCCAGCTGTATTTACAGTGATGACTTGGGGTACTCTAGATACTGTTACTTTGGTGTTCATTTTGTTACTCCTGGGTTGATTGTGACTATACCCTCAATAACTCTTGTTTTCACCCCACCGTTTGAAACAATTATTACATCATACAAATATCTTCCCTGTTCCATATTGGACGTAGATGAAGAAGGCAAAGACAAAGAAACAGTTCCGTTTCCGTTAACGGAAACAGTAAAATCAACAGATGTTGAACTATAATATGATTTTTTAATTTTGGCAGCTGCAGTATAACCAGTCAAGTTCCAATACACATTAGAATCGTCATAGATTCCAATTTGTGCGGAAAAGTCTGATCCTTGATCAATATACAGATTGTGTACTGCTGCCATAAGAGTTTACCACTTATTTTTATTTATATTAGTTAGTAATCTTACTTAAAGGCTAATTGTTGTAATAATTTTTTTATCTCATTTATTTCATCTTTTAACTCATTTAAATTTGTTTCAATATTTGCAACTCTTTCTTTTTCAGATTTACGGGCCTGATAAGATTTTAGATATGATTCGTAATCACTGGGATTGTTGTTTATGATTGCTCCACTTTTTAAATCTCGATATAGATCTGGATGGCCATCAACGTTCAATTTATCCATATTAAATAGCAAGAGCAATTGCTCTAAAGTTTTTAATTTTTGGAATATTACTTTGATCATTACCGATCATAATAACTTTAATACTCCATTCTTTAAATTCTTGCAATCCACGAATTTCATATTCAAACGATCTGTATTCATTTTCAGTTTGAGAAACTGGATATGATTCGACAGGTATTTCAGTATAGTTCATATCACCAAAACTACCCAAGGCAGAGTCTCCTTTAATCTTAACAAAGACTTTAATATCAACTCCTTGTCTTCTAATAGCATCAAATAAAACTCTTACAGAAGAAGCAGATTTTTCTAAAGTAACTTTTTTTGTAATATATGCGGGATGCAATCCACCTATAGGTAGTAATTCAGAACTAATATCAATATTTCCACTATCAGTAAGTTCTTTATTAATTCTATTTGAAATTGTGATGATAGAAGATCCAATCAAATCCAGTACTGGACTTATTGTATCTTTTGTTGTTGACATATTAATCATTAGTTTCATGCTTCCTTTTACGCCATTTAAATATTTTTTTGCATTTATATCTGAGGCAACAAGTCTTGGTGATGAAAGTTCATTTTCTGTTTTATTTGATATAGTTTCACCATCCTTAAGTAAGAAAGAAACCTGTGATGTATTGCCAATGCTAGTTCCAGTTATTGAATCCAATACTAAAGTGGAGTCTGTATCTGGTAAAGTTAAAATATTAATTTGTGGATTAAGAATTTCATATGGAATATTTCTAGTTGCATATGCATTTGGGCCGCCGCCAGAAATAGTAAAGTTTGCTTTATTTTGATTTACAATTTGATATTCGTCAATATTTAATACATTTAAAATTTTGTGAGTAGTATTAATACTATCAAGATTCATTCCATTTAAATTATAACATTTAACTATTGACCCGCTTAAGTGTTGTGCAGCAATAGTTCCCAAAGCTCCTCTTTGTTGTACAGTAAAAACATTGTCACTAGTTATCTCTGAGTATGCAATAATTTCATTGTTAATTTTAATGTATCCTGGATTCGTTGAAGAGATAGGTGCATTATTAACTTTTGTCCAAGTAGTGAATGAATTGTAATTGATAGATTGATTTCTTAAATCGTTCAATGTTAATGTTAATGCAGTATTTGAAATAGTTGCACCAAGAAGTGAATTAGGTTGATCGGACACTACATCATTAAGAATTACATAATTTTGTGTGCCGTGCATACCATGATTTGGTTGAAATACAGTAATTGTAGTAGAGTCTTGATTAAATCGTAACGATTCTGGTTGTAGTTTTACTGGGGGAATTGGTTTATTATACAATACTGCTGGTACTGTTGTATTGGTAGTAAATTTAGCTCTATTAAGAGTAAATTTAATATCTTCATATTGATCAGGAGTCCAAGTAGATTGATTAGCAGACTTAAAGAGAACTCCAATGTATGGTTGTTTGTCAATAGCATTATTGTTAGTTACATCGATTTCACCTAATCTAGAAACCCATATATAATAATTTTGAGAAACTGCCTTAACTACAAAACAATAATCTGTTTTATCTGATAAATATACAGGACTTGGAAATGTAAATGTTGTTGGTATAGATGCATCAGATGAAATTTTTACATCTGATGCATTTACTGTCACACTACTATATGGAACTACTGTAGATGTAGGATAACCATTTTCTACAGTTCTAATATCCACAGAAATTGGAACTATATTATCTTTGGTATAGAAATACAAATCAATAGATGTTGCAAATATTCCACCTTCAGTGTCTATAAAGAATGATTGAGCTAATGGATCCCTACCGCCAGGGGCCTGAACGGGATCTGCAACAAATACCGTTCTATTTTGAGAAATTGGTGTAGTAACTACTTCTGGTACAGAGACAGAAACGATATTTGATGTCACATTTACTTGGGTGCCTTCAGTCAAATATGAAGTTGAAGCACTGGAAGATGTATATCCAATAGCAAAAATATCACCTGGTTTATCTGAAATTGTAAAGGTTAATATTCCAGTTTCAAATTTTTGTGGAGGAATAGTAACAAAAGCATGAATTGTTCCAATTTCATTAGATATCACTTTTTGAGGTACTTGTGTTGTACCTATCGCGCCAGATGTCATACCACGAATATTAAATCTTTGTCCTAGTAACGTTGGATTTATCAAATTAAGATTTCTAGTACTAATTTTATCAATTGCTAATATTGTAGTATTTTGTGAATATTCGATAGTTTGACTAGTTTGATTTAATGCAAAATTATTACCAATTAGATCTTTATTTGATGTAAAATTATATGGATCAACAACTGTTGCAGTTATTGTATTAAAATCTGTTGGCAACACCTGAAATGAGTCAGCAGGAATGTCAAATAGCAATGGCGGAAGAGGAAAAAGTTCTACAGTCTCTCCAACAATAAATTTTTTATTAACTCCACTAATGTTAGTGATTATTTTGGGATATAAAAATTCTGTTGCATTTATCTCATTAATATAAAAATTAAAATTTGTATTTGGTTTTAAAGAAGTTCCTAATAAATCAATAATAGAAGATCTGACAAATCTTAAATCTACAATACTATTAATTGTATCCCCCGTGTTAATCGTCTGTTCCGTAACATCGATCCTATTATTAACTCCAGTTCTTGATTGAAAATTATTTGTACCACCATTTGTACGCTCTGAACGAGTAGTAGTCCAAGAACCCCATTGATCACCTGCAGCACCACTTTGATCAAATAAAAATCTAATTGGTCCCTCTAGATCAATAGTTTGTGTTTCGCCCATAGTTCGAACAGTATCATACCAAACATCTTTTTTTGGAGTTAAAGTAATATTTCCAACCCAATTAACAATTTCAAATGGATTAATATTTTCTACTCTAGATGCAAAAGATTGACTTATATACACAACATCTGTATATGGTAAAGTAATTAGATCTCCAGTTTTTTTAGTTGCACCTTCAGTATTGCTATATACAAAATCAACATTATTTACATATGGATATGGTCTAGCTAAATAATTATTGGTATCTATAGAAATACTATAGTCTGGGTTTGTTATATCAGCAATAGTTACTGTATTAAATTTATCTACGATAAAACCATTCTTAAATCTATTTTTTCCTTCATCATCTAAAATATTCAAGGTATTTGTATTAATTTCTAGTAAATTTAAAGAAGTATAAGTTTCTACATTTGTTAATCTTTCATCAAGTAGACCAATATCTTTCATTGTATAACCTTTAGTATTTTCTAATTTAATAGAAGCATCGGATACTTTTTTAAGATATGGAGGTAGACTGATAGTTCCTAACAATAATCCAGTATCATTAGTTAATGGTAATTTTGGATTAATAGAATCTGCACCCTTAATTATTGACGCATATCCAGTTTCATTTAGATAAACTTTGTCAATACGCCCTAAGTAAAAATCATAATCTAATGTAACTAACTTTTGCGGATATGCAAATTTTGTTGATGATTGAATTTGATTTAATTTAAAATCAAACGCAGATTGAGTTTCTCTATATGGATCTGATAGAGTGCCAGAACCTCCATTTGATCCAGTTGATGGTGCGATATAATACCTAAAATCTACGAGATCACTATACGAAACTCCATTATATGAAGTTGGTACTTCAGAATACTCTAAATTAGTAAAAGAATCAGCCACATAAAAATCATTAGATAAGTCTTCGTGTTTAAGATAATCAAAAACTACAATAATTTTATTTACTGGATATGGTTTATTTAATTTTCTGACTAATTTAGAAACTCTATAAAAATCTTCAGTGTCGTTTTTTACTAAACTAAAGTTAGAAGAAATATCTTTATATGCACCATATGTTGATTGTTTTACAAAACGTCCAATTATACTAGCATTTGTCGAAACTTCTACTTTAATTGCTAAATTTGATCCTTGTACAAATTTATCATCACTTAAGTATTTTATTTTTAAATTTGTAGAAGAAATTTCAATAATTCTTGCTCTAATATTTCCAGCAACAATTACATCACCAACCACAATTTTATCAGAATTGTTCAGAACAATACTATCAAACATGTCTACTGCTTGTATTTGAGCAGATGTTGCTTCATGAATTGCATGAATTTTATATACATCTGGAAATTTTAAAGACCACTCCCTATCAATTAATCTAGTTCCATATTTGGTATTGTTCGAATTCTTAAATAAATCTACTATTAATTTTTGATAAGGAACAGAGATTTTTTTTCTAGGCGAAGCATTTGATAATCTTAATTTATAAAAAACATTTACCACAGAGCCGTTTTGAGGATCTAATCCAGATACAGAAACTACATTTCCACTAGTTTGAGTTATTACTGGAGTTAGTAATGCAGTTGCAGAAGTTACAATTACAGTACTTGCTTCAATAGATTCTGTTAATGGTCTTGAAATTGTAAATCCACCATTAAGTACTGTATATTGTTCTGTCTTAGATATATCATAACTAAAATCTGTGGTTGATTTTACTGGATATGAAGATGTTTTTATAGAAAGACCATTATTTGATGAATACAGTTTACATGTCAATTTTGAAACATTATAATATATTCCATTTGTCAAATTTGTTGGAGATGTTAAAACAATTGTACTTGCGTTAGTTACGGTAGAGACTTCAACATCAGAACTTCCAATTCTTAGTTTAGATTTTGCAAATACTTCAGAGTTAAACTTAGTACCTGTTCCAGTGAATGTAGTTCCATTAACTGAAAAAGAAGATCCACTAATAGGTACAGGATCTAATTTTACAAATGATGTAAATACTGTGTTAGATCCGCTTATTCTTTGAATCTTTCTAACATTTTCTAATTTTGGTACATTAATTGTTGATATAGTGACTGGTGATGTATAATCAACTCTACTTGATTGAATTGCTTCCGATGGTAAAAATGAACCTGTTACCTGCCTTAATATTACATTCTGTCCCGAAAAAGATTCTACAACACCAGTAGCTCCACTAGTTGATCCAGTAATAAAATCTCCAGATTGCAATGAATGTGATGATGTAGAAAGAGTTAAAGTAGTATATACAGTAAGATCAGTGATATATAATTTATATCCAAATGTTAATCCAAGAGCTTTTGCTTCTCCTACTATTTGATTATCAACATCTTTTAGTATCAATGGACTATTAAAGTTTACAGATCCAGAAATTGTTTGATTTGGATCAAGATTAAAATATTGACCAATATTTAGAAAAATACCTTGATTATTAAGTGATGATGATTTTCTAGGTTTTTCTGCCAATATATATTGTTTTTTGGTGTTTATTACTTCAAATCCTTTTACATATGCTTTTCCTTCTGAAATTTCCAAAGCATAGTAATCATTTCCGTTTATTGAAGTATCTTCATCTTCCGTAGGATCTCTATCCAAAATTGTTCTTCCATCTGGTATTAGTTGATTCGTAAAATATACACCATTATTTTCTCCATCAAATAAAGCTTCTCTGATTTTAATTGAATACTGATCTAGAGTATAATTACCAGATTCATCAAATGTTCTTCTAGCTAAATTTTTTTCTAACTCACTATATGCAGAAAATTCTACAAGTTTAACTGCAGAACCCTCTTCAAGACGAAGAAGTTCGATAAAATTTGAATCATCAGTTAATAATAAATTTTGTTTAGTCAGTTCAGTACTTATTTTAAGTCTGTCTGCTCCTGGAGCAGAGTAATTAGTTGATCCTAAAGCATTATCAAATAAACTCTCATCATCTTCTGAAGTAACAATACTTTCATTTACAACTAACCCCACTTTGTATGATGGTTGATTTGTATATTGATCTAAAATAATTCTCTGTGTAGGAACTTCTACAAAAAATCCTTTAATAAAATATACACCCGAATTAATATAAGCTACAGACCCAGTATATGCGGTTGCATTTTGTACAGTAGTAACTGCAATGGGAATACCATCAGATTCTCTTATGAGAATTTCATTATTTTTAAATTTATTTAATTGTATATCATCTTCAAAGAATCCGCCAGCAGTGTATTTTACATACAAAGTAATAATATTTTTTTCTGAATCTTCTTCGCTAATCGTATCAATAATTTCTGCCTTAACTCCAGAAGACGATCCTTTTATTGTAGTTCCAACTAAAGAGGATCTATATTCTTCAACTCGTATTCCATTAATTAAATTTTGAACAAGTACAGCAGTATATTGTAAGTTATATCCAATATTTCCAGGAATAACTACAGATCCATCTTTAAAGATGTGTTGACCAAATCTTTCAACTTGATTTTGTAAAGTTGATTGTAAGTTGTTTAACTCTCTAGTTTGAACCGAGTATCCTGGTTTAAACAATACTTTATGATAATTTTTTGATCGATCAAAATCGTCAAAATATGGAGATACTTTAAGATTGGTGTCCTGCATTTATTAAACCTTGTTCAGGGAGTTCTTTTGATTATTTATTTTAAAATTCAATGACTAGTTTGATGTCCTCAATCTGATCATTAGATCTATTAACTGCTTTTCTATTTTCTACGTATATTACTTTACCACTATGTTTCTTAATTTCTGGACTTGCATATCCCGCAACAAAATGAATACCAAAAAATCCAGTATTAATTGATATATCTGGAGTCAAAGTAGTCCCACTCGTAGATCCAGTGACTGAGTTCTGTCCGCTAAAAGGAATTAATTTATATTGATTTTTACCAGATTGAAGTGAATTTATGTATTCATTTTGATAATAACGAAGCACTTTAGTTACACTATCCCAATGAATCACTCTACCTTTTGCACCAGTTACATTTTGAGTGATAATTTCTCCTGGTTCAAAATTTGTAGTTGTAGCCGCCGGAAACTTAATTGCATGACATGCAGTAGCGGTAGTTGCGGTTAAATCAATGTTATTTGGAGTTGTGGGATCTGATACAAGTCCAAAACTTCTAAATTGACAATCAACTGGTATATCACCATCTCCATCTAAGAAATCCAGACTTTTGTGAACCATAACTCTATATCCACCTAATTCGAGTGAAGAATTAAATCCATGTCCGCCTGGGGGAGAAATAATTGCTTCAACATCTGCCACAGTGCCTAATGATAAAGAAGTGCCAGTGCGGGTTACAGCTGCCGCAGCAGTAGCGTATACTTCTGTCAATAAAATTTTGCCATAAGTATATCCCTTACCAACAATTTGCATATCAGCATTTTCAATGTAATCATTTCCAGTTGGTACAATAATTCGTACCACGGCATTTTCACTTCCGTCTCCAACAACAGGGGCATAATAAGTGCCTGGATTAAGTCCAGTTCCTTTATTTTTAATCAATGTTTGTAGAATTGCACCATCAACTGCTGCAGATATTACGGTTGGATCATTTTTAATTGGGATAAAATCACTAGATACAAAGTTAATATAATCTGAAATATTAATAGTATACATATATTTCCAACGATACCCATCTGAAGATTCTATAATTGAAGTTGCATTACCAGTTGGTTCTACTATAGACGGTCTGCCAGCTGGATATGTTGGACTTTGACCATTAAAGATGCATTTATACACTTGATAATTACTATTCATTACATAAAATTGTGCATCGTATAATTTAGATTGACCATTTACCGATAAATTTTTTGGAGTATAATCATTTTTATACATGTCGTAAATAACATTAGATTTCCAAATTCTTTTTCTTATAACTTTAGATACATCACTACTAGTAATTCTTTTTACAGCAATCATATCGTCATATATCTCATTCATATCATTGAATGAATCATATGGATCTGGCGGTTCAAATTCGGTTACGCTAGTTTGTCCAGTATATTTTTCAATAGGCCACGGTTGAGATCTACCCACAAAAAGATAAATTTTACTTCTATAATTATATGCAGCAGGTGTATTATCAGCTACGGCATTGTTTGAAGAGTCATATGGCTCCTCTAGAGATTCAATAAACTGTTCAGCAGCAAATACTCTGAAATTATCAGCAACTAGTGAAGGCATTATTCTCTATTTTGTTATTTGTACAGTTATTTATTAAAGATATGTTCCAGAATATACTCTATCTGTTTGTTTGTGTCCAATGGCACATGTGCTGGTATTAATCCAGCGAGATACTTTAATATCATCAAGCAATCTATAATTTGCAGATGCAAAATTAATTATATGAACATCACTTCCAGGTGTAACATTTGCAAAATTAATTGTAGAACCAGATGTTGTATAAGAAACATATGGTTGTTGTACAACACCATCAATAATCACCATTATAGATTCTGCCGAAGAAACTGAAGACGATAATGTATATGTATTGGATAAAGTCATCGCAAAAGTATTTAATACATTAACTGGAGAAGAAATTCTGTAAATTAGAACTGATTGAGAAGAAATGTCAACAGGTTGATCAAATATAATTCTATTTGTATTGGAATTAAAACTCCATGCATCCTGTAACTGCACCACACCATCAATAAACATCAATAGATATTGATACGATAATGTTCCATTGTATTGTATTGTAGTTGAATTTACTTGAGTGAATGATGAAGAAATATTTGTAAAGTTACTTGGCGTATCAAAGTGTGTAATAAAAACATTATCAGCACTACCAAGTTCAACTGGAGTTGTAAAATAAATTTTATCACACCCAGAATGAATTGGAACTGTATAAAAATCTATACCTGGAATCTGATGAACTCCATTTCTAAACACCTGTAAGTTATGTTCAGAATGAACTGTGATAAACAGTTCATTTTTAACTAGAGGGAATTCATTTGGATTCAATCCATAATTTAGTACGTTTCTAGTTACACCAAGTAATTCAGTATTAGTTTTAGTAGTATATTCAATTGCTTCCGAATTTATAAATGCACGGAAACTATCGTAACCGATACCAGGATTTCTAATAATCATATTAGTAATTCTACCTAGTGCGTCTAAAACTGGTTCCAGAACAGCTCCAGAACCTCCACCACCAATTACATTAACTTGAATATATCTTTCATCATACCCGATACCACCATTGACAATCTGTAACTTTCTCAAGTAACCATTTATTACAAAAGGAATAAATGATGCGCCAGATCCAGTCGGAGAAGTAATTTGAATTTGTAATGGATTAGTTTTAAAAATACTAGTTTTAATTACTGGAATTACATCAGCTGTATCAGAAATATTTGCTGTTAAAGCAGTTGCTTTTGTGAAATTTGAAGATGTGAGTTGAGTGTTTCTATATGTAAATGCATATACTGTCGGAAAAACTTCCTGTGGCACATATATGTTGTATCCAGGATATTGGATATCTATATATCCATTCTTTATTCTTCCGCCGCCATATATGTCAATTTGTGCAACTCCTTTAGCACCATAACCAGATCCCTTAGTTCTCAAAATAGAGGGATATGAATATCCAGTTCCACCGCCACTAACTACAAAATCAGTTACCTTTCCACCATTGTATACAACAGAAGCACTAAAGTTTGCAAATATATTTTGAGTTTCTGTTGTTGTCTTCAGAACAGTTGGGGAAATAATTTTAGTAACAGTTCTATTAATTGTAAAAGTTCTTTCTTCATCAATTGCACAGTCAAGGCTAACTTTGTCACCAACGTTCAGTTGATATAATCTATTGTCAACATGAACATCTTCGACAGTTCCTCTAAAGTCCATTATTACAATTTTAGATGTTGTATTTGTAACTGGATTATTAAATACTAGTTTATTGTTGTCGATATAGTAATCATATACAGGACTTTGAATATAACCATCTTTGATAATTAAAATTTGGTTTTCATGATCTCTTGGTCTTTCAATTTCAGCATTCGGATAATAGTCTTCGCTAGGAACTTGTTGAGTCTGGAATGGATTATTAGCTAACTGAATAATACCATTATTTCTAGTCTTAACTTCATTCGATAGAGAAGTTATGAGAATTCCATTTCTTTGCATAATTCCATTATATAAAGAAGAACTGCCTGGTAGAGTTTTCAAATCATATTTCTTTACAGTTCCAGTAAATCCAGATGTTATAGTATTAAGTTTCTTGAAAGATCCAACCGACTTGATCATGATAATATCGGAAAATATTGGTGCAGTTTGGAATACAATCTGTGACCTAATATCTCCAGATAGGATATAGTCAATTTTTGGATCCAGAACCTTACCATTTTTAACTACTAAAATACTAGTTTCATCTGCAATAGTGTTGTACTCTATTGTTCCTAAGGGAACAAAATTTTCCTCAGTTAAAAATAGATTAAATCTATTTCTTATTGAATCATAAGGAGTATGAATTTCATCAAGAAGCTTAACTACACCAGTAAATTCAATAGCAAATACATCAACTGCAGGAACTTGAAGTGTAATTATACTAGCACTAAGTGTATAATCTTTAGTAGGAAGCATCCAGTTTCCATTTGCAAAAACATACAAATTATTAAAATCAAGCACTGGACTTGTAACTTGATATTGAGTTGCAGAAATTTGAGTTAGAGTTGCAGAAATATTTTGATACATTCTAACAAAAAATGTGTTGTGTATCTTATCAAGTGGGGTTACAAATGTAACATATTTTGCAATTGAGTTTCCACCGATTGTTACGATACTAACAGTATAATCTACGTTTGGTTTTTGAACAATTCCATTTCTGCTGGTAAGAATATCAGCAGAAGACTGTGCAAGGACATTTTTACCCTTGTAAAGTAGTTTGAATTTAGTCTCAATTCCATCTGGACAATTTTTTAAATTATCAATATAAGTAATATTTGTATATTTAATAATAAATGCGACAGTATTTTCATCAATGAAAGCACCACCAAGGAATGATAAAGTTGTTCCATTAATTAAGAAGTCTTTTCCGTAAAAATTTGGTACACCATTTAAGTATAAAATTAACTTAGTTTTATCAGATTCTGGAATTGCATATGGAAGAGTATAGGTATCTTCCGTAGTACAGATTGTATATGGAATGGCCAATATTGGAATGATCTCTTGTGAGTTGTGTGTATATAAAATGAATATATCTGTAGATTTTTGAATATTTGATGTAAATGTAATATATCCAGATCCTGCAATATAATCTTCAGTTGGATTTTGCAATACAGAATCTCTGAGTAAAAAGATATCTACCAGATTGCTTGGAGTAAATGTACTATAATTTTGAGTCAATTTAAATGTTGGGGTTGAAAAATCTTCTGATAGATTATCAATCAGTCTCAAATTTGCACCAGATAAATTATAAACTTTGGCCGTTTTATAGTTTAAACCAATTAATGTTATTGTAGAATTAATAATATTGTACGATGAAACATTCTGTACGATACCGTTTATTTGAACTAAAGTATTTTCAGCATACAATCCAGAAATTGTTTGATACTTATTTGTAATTCTAAGAGTGTAATTATCACCAGATGAATAAATTAATGAATCTAGATTATCAATCAATTCGTATGAAGTCTTAGATACGTCATAAATCTTTAATTGACTTAGATCTACACCATATTCGGTAATAATTTTAAATGTCTTAAGTGGATTGTTGTGAATTACATAATCAACTCCTGGTTTTTGTACAATAGATCCATAAACAACTAGGGCCCCAGTTGATGTGGTAAGTTCAGTGTAGCTATTTCTAATCACAAACTCCGTGTGAATTAGACCTTGAGAATCAACATATTCATTAGAAAGATCAGACAACTTATCAAGGATTCTTAGAGAACCACTCGTCACGTTAATAACTTCAACATTGTCTAGATTTATTGTTGGTGAATTAAATCTAATCAGAGTTCCATTTGTCTCATAACTTATTTTTGGATTTTGAACTACTCCATCAGCATTCACTACCAATGAAGTTGCAGATGAAGAAATAGTCCAATAGTTATCAAACATCACCATTTCTTTATACTTATTCGTGATAGATCTCATTGAACCGAGATTATCAAGTCTTACAAATCCAGATTGAGTTGCATTGAAAATTTCAATGACGCTCCATGGATTCTCTGGTTGATCAAAAATAGTCATTACATAATTGTTAACGGAATAGAAGTTAGGATCTTGAACAATTCCATTAATTGTTAACAATATTTGTGAATCATTGACACTCTGGTAGTTTTGGAGTGTTCTGAGATACTTTTTATCTCCAATCTCCCATGCTGTTTCAATATCGTCTAAACATCTCAACCCAGCAGCAGACGCATCAATCACTATTAGTGGAACTCCTGTAGTTAATATATCATTAATGAATACTAACTCGGAACCAACAACGGCGTAAGAAACATTTGGTTGTTGAACAATTCCATCAACACATACAAATAATGATTCTGCAGATGCCGGGAAGTGATTTTTTCTTCCATTTTTCAATTGATATCTAGTTTGTTTTGCAGATGTTACAATTTGATTTACAAGAATTGGACAATTTTGGATCTGGAAAATATTTACAGTTCCATTTGGAATTTCTGTAAATGTAATTGTCTTGGTGCTTAAATTAAATGACCAAGAATCACGAACTTGCATAATACCACCAACGAATACCAATAGTGGTTCGCTAGTAATAATTCCACTGTACTGATATGTTGTTGGAGTGATTACCGTAAATTGTGGTGTTAAATTCTTAAATCCAGTTTGATTAGTAAAATTATGAATAAATACTGGTTCGGTTGACTGGGGTGATGTGGTGAATGTAATTCTAGGCCCGCCATTTGCAGCTGTAATTACATAATCAACACCATAGTACTGATAGACACCATTTCTGTAGACTAAAGTTTCATTTACAGTTGAAGAAGATATAGATTGGTTATTTTTAGTTAATGGGAAAGTATTAGTTACACCATTTTTAAAATATGGAGAATCGATTACAGTAGTATTTTCTAAGTGATAGAATTTAGTATTTGCAAGAGTTATCGATTCACTGAAAGTAAATACATTTCCAATTTGAGTGTATGTACCACGTTTTTGAAGAATACCTTCTCTAAAAATTAAAACTACACCGGCAGAAAGATTTCTGGTTCCGTTGTATGTAATTACGGTTGAACTAGTCTCAGTTAATCCAGTGGTAGGATTGGATATCAATTCAACAAATTGATTTGCTGCAAATGCAGTTACAAAAATATCTTCAGATTGGATGGGGGCATCATCAAAAATAATTCTTGGACCACCGTTGGTGTTGGTTGTATAATACCCTTGAGTTTGGAATACACCGTTTCTAATAACTTGAGCTTTTGGCCAACCGATTCCTTGTTCAGCTGATACTGTGAATGAGGAATTATTTATTGTTAGTGGAAAAGTTGTTGTTGTTCCATCAACTTTATATACATTATCAAGAATTCCAGTTGGAACAGTTGTTGGGGAAGATACAATTTTTTTAACTGCATAAATTCTGACTGACGAATTTAATGCAAATGTTTCAGTAAATTGTAACTTGTTTGTGATGTAATTATATGAATATGAATTTGAATTTTGTAAAATTCCTTGATTATAAACTAGTAAAATTTTAGATTGATTTAGAGTTGTAATATTACCTAAGGTTGTTGAGTTATCCTGAACAAAATTATTTGTAATGTCTTCAAAGTTGGTTGTATTTGTTGCCTCTACAATAAAAATATTTTCAGTCTCATTAGGAGCAGTAATAAAGCTAATTAATTTGTTGCCATACGTATTGAAGGATACGTTATAGTCTAATATGGGATATTGATAAACACCGTTTCTGTAAACTAAAATATTATCTGTAGTGATTGACTCAGAGAAATAAGATAGCGGGAATACTTTATTAACTCCATTCATGATATAGAAGTTGTCAAGTTTTTTGACTTGATTACCAATAAAATAAATTCTAATGTTGGGAGATACTACTGGTTCACTAAATGTAATAGTATTGTTACTTACTGTATATGAGTCCTCAAGTTGAATTATACCATCTTTAAAAATTAATAAGAAGACCGCACCAATTGAAGATGTATACTGGAATTTCGTTGATGAAATTTGTGTAAATCCAGATGTAGCATCAGTAAAGTGAGACGTGCTGTGGAAATTAGTGATAAAGATGTTATCAGATGCCAAAGGAGCACTAGTAAACGTAATTCTAGGACCACCATTTGTGGAAAAAACACTGTAATCTACGCCAGAATACTGATAAACACCATTCCTGTAAACCTGAATATGATTTTCCGAATGTGGAGTTTTTGAAACTACATTCTTTGTGATTGGAAAAGTAGTCTCAACACCATCAAATTTGAAGAATTTGTCAAGTTGACCTTCACAGTTTTTAACTACAAATATTCTTGTTTTATTGTCAATTGTAAATGATTCATCAAAATTGATGACTTGATTTGTATAATCAATCAACCAACCATCTGTAATTAAAATGCCAGACTTATAAATTAAAATTACATCGGAAGTTGTTAGTGACTCATTTGATTGATTTTTGATGGTATTGGAATTTATTTGAACAAAATCTATTGTTTTATTTACAAAACGAGTAGATGTATTATACTCAGTAACAAAAATATCATCAGTTTCTAGTGGAGCAGTAGTAAACGTAATTCTAGGACCACCATTCGTAGTTTCCACAATATAATCCAACCCAGAATACTGATAGACACCGTTCCTGTAGACCTGAATATGATCTGATGATGTTGGAGTTGTTGAAATATAATTTTTAGTTAGAGAGAAAGTTTTTTGTACACCATTAAAATATCTGAATGGATCTAACTTAAGATTTTGATTTAATCCATCATATGAATAGAAGACAATAATTTCATCTGTTTTTTCTGGGGCCGAATCAAACACCAAATGAGATCCATCTAATTCATAACTATCTAAACCAGGCACTTCTCTAATATCAAGTGGAGTGCCTAATCTAAAATCAATTCCAGGTTTTTGATAAACACCATTTCTAACAACAAATAGATTGTATACATTAATAGGATAGAAATTAATACCATCCAAAGTTAAAGGGAAGTCTTTTCTAACTCCATCAAAACAATAGAAATCATCAAGAACTACGTTCTTAGTTGGTAATGGTAATAACTGTCTGTTAAAATAAACTAGGTCAGTAGTATCAATAAATTCTGGAGCATCGTTGAATGTAATTTTATTGGTAGAAATAGTTTGATGTCTTTGATCTGGTCTTTGAAGAATACCATTTCTAATTGCAAATACATCTCCAACATTCTTCGTATATTGGGGAACACCTCTATCGGAGAGATTAAATCTTTTTCTAATACCGTTGTGTTGTACATTTAATCTATCAAGATTAGCGCCGCCAAGTCCAATAGAATCAGCACGATAAGTACTATTAAAATCAATAATTGTACACTTAGAACTTGATGCATATGCTAAGTTGAAAAGAATAGTGTCACCAGTAACAGAGTACTCATCTGGATCTACTACTACATTATCAACATAAACCATTAATGAACCTTCACCTCTAACTGGTGTGTATGAATTGCCATCGATTCTTGTGAGTTTGAATGACTTGTCAACTCCAGTAAATTGAATTGTATCAAGTACTTCAACAAAACTTCTTGAGTACTCTGGTGTAGTATATGTAAATTTGGTGTCAAACCCATACAACGTGGTGTTGTCTGGATCTGGAAAAATAGTACCATCTAAATATTCTTTCCTAATCTCATATAAAGATGATGGAGTTTTTACTGCACTAGAATGTATAGACTCAGTAAAGTTTTTGGTATCACAATTCCAAGTACCAGTAATTTTATTTTTTAATAAATCATTTACATTTATTTGCAAACATTCAACAGGTTCAATATTTATCCAACCAAAAATATTTGTTTTCTCAACAGCTGTTGAAAAAACAACTTCATTACCAGATACAGAATAATCTGTTAGCAGATGTGATTGTTCAATACCAGAATAGAATATTAATAATTGACAATTAGATGTTGGAATATGATTAAGTTGAAATTTGGTTCCTGAAGTAGGACCAGTAAAAATTAGTCTGTGTAAATTTTCGCCGCCAATCGCAAATACTGTTGCGGTAGAATTTGGTTTATCATTTAATTTTATATATTTTTCATTAACATTTACTTGAAAATCTGATGGGTTCTGAACTGCACCTCCAACAGATATGATAGTTTGGTTTAAAAAATTACCCGATACAGAAACAGATTTTTTCTTAAGTGAAGGGAAATATATATCATCATTAGGATCTAATGTATACGAATCATATACTGTAAGAGCAGACGATACTTTGTAATGTAGTAATTCATCACTTGGTAATAAATCAAATTTTGGAATCAATACATCAACAACAGGCACAGTCAAAGGTTGTCCAAGATTATTTACATATTTAAATGCGGATTCATAACTATATTCTGGTTGCTGCATAATGCCATTCCAGAATACAAACGATTTTGAAGTTGCAGATTCTATGCCAAATGAGAATGAGGCTGGAACTTTTATAATAAATTCACCAATTTTAAATCTAGTATCTGAAAGTAGAGATAATTTTAATGAATATTCTGTTATTTCTTCAATTCTACCAATAGATTCTGATATAGATCCAAATACGTAATCACCAATAGAAAAATTTCCTGGATTTATAATGGAAATAACTTGATCTTTACACGGGGTTAATTTTACTTTTAACAGAATTTTATTTATTAAATTAGCAGTAAAAATTACATTAGTTTTAAATACATCATCTGGATTATCAAAGAAAGATTTTCTTCTATCAATTATTTTTTTACCAAATAACTTATGTCCGGCTGGATGTGTATTTACCGTAATCTGATCTCTCCAGTCTTTAGTGTCTCTAGAAGAAGAAAGGATATAAGACCAATTTTGATAAACTATATTATCTGTAATTTTTTGTAAAGATTCACTTGTATTCCCAGTGATATCAAGTTTTGATGATTCTAAGTTAATATAGGGATTAACTTTAGCATATGCTACGGACCTACGAATTTTAGTAATCCTACCATATTTTTTACCATCAGATGTGTACAGAAGATCTCCATTTTTAAACTCACCAATATTTTGTTCAAATTCAAATGTAGAATTTAATTCATTGAATGACAAAGTTTTAGCTCTAATTTCTTTAACTGGGAACAATATTGAATTTTCTTTTGCAGTAAGAAATTCGCCAGAAAAAAGTTTCTTTCTCCTAATTTTTGCTTTGAGAATTGCACCAACTCCAGTAGTACTAACGAGTTGTAATTCTGGAACAGTTTCAAAATTAGAACCGCCATCAAGAATTTCAATACTAGTAATTACACCTATTTGAACATTTATTTTAAATTTAGCAAGATTAGATTTTCCATCAACTAATAATTCAAGTTTGTCCTTGTAATAATTTCCTCCAGCAATAACTTCAACTTCATAAATTTCAAAATTATTAATAATTTTTGCAGTTGATGGTAAATTTAGGTAATAATTAACATTTAAGTTGGATGTGAACCCTCCGCCTGCAGTTAAATACTTAATGTTTCTAATTTTACCTATTGTAGTTGAATCTAATTGAACAATTGCACCAGAACCAGTTTTAGAATCAACTGTAACACTAGGCAAATTTCTGTAATTATAACCGCCATTTGATACAGAAATTTCAGCAATAGATCCGTTTGGATTAATAGAATTAGTTATATATTTAATATTACTAGTTTCAAACGTAGATACATCCTCAAAAATATTACATGTAAATGATTTACTTGCAACATTGATTGAACTAACTCTATATTGTGATGAAAATTGAATTGATGTAGTAATTTCGTAAATATAATTTCCAATATGCAAATACAAAGTAGTTGGCAACTTAGATGCATCAAAAATTATAGCTGCAGGATCAGAATTGTTATTTTCTTCAATTACAAAGTACTCATTTAATTTATCAATATCATAAGTAAATGAATATGGTAAATTTGGTATATTGAACTTATACTTAAATTTTTTATTCAACGACAATGAATAAAATCTTTTGTTTGAATAATTTGTGCTACTAAGTTGAGCAGAAATTGATTGAGACTCAATAAGTTTGCTACTAATTGGTAAGAAATTAGAATCGTGAAAATTAATAACTACTGGATTTGATGGAGTTGTATAATCAAAATATACAAAATCATTAATAGACAATTCAGAAGGTTGACTGGTAAATACTGTTATTTTTCCATTATCAATAATAAAGGTAGAAATTTCTTTACCATAAATTTTAGAAACAAATCCTCCAAACCCAGAACCAAAGGAAAGAGTATTATCTACAACTAACTTATCACCAACTTTGTAATTTTTACCTGGATATTCGATGATTACACTATCAACGGAACCTGGAGTTAAAGAAGAAGATCCAGAAATTGTTTTATCATTACTTACATCTTCTTTTGGATATCTTTTGTTTGATGGCAGTCCAGGAAAATATAGTTGGTCAGATCTTGGAATTGCTACATCTACTGATCTAGTAAATGCTTTTGGAATTTTATCGTTTGTTCTGCAAAAGTTATTTGTATAAGTGTCTGGAATGGATGCAAAACCATTTCCTACAAAATATGGAAATCCATTAAAGTTTACATTTGATTGTTGAATAATACCATTTGTCACCGCATCAAAAGAACTGGTCGTCGTAAAATAACAATATCTTCCATCAGGAAATTCTGGTGTTACGCAGAATCTTCCATTGTATTTGTCTAAGCTATGAGAGTCACCTGCTTCAAATACATAGTCTTCAATAAAACTACCGATTGGATATTGTGAAATAAGTGGTCCACCTGGTCTGTTTACATAGTAAGTTGTCCCATTCACAACTATTGAAATGCTGCCAGTAGAATTAATTGTGCTATACTTTAATTTATATCTGGATGGAATCTCAGTTACTGTACTGCTGGCATCATATCTAATAGAATATCCTCTGTTGCCATAGACAGGAACACCATCATATGCAACAGCTATTACTGGAGAATGTACTGTAGTATTCAGTA